CGGGATCCTCTCCGGCGTCTCGATCGGGTACCGCGTCGTCGGCGACGGCGTCAAGCACCTCGCCGGCGGCGTCCGGCGCCTCACGAATACTGAAATTTTCGAGTTGTCCCTCGTCACGATCCCGGCGAACCGGAACGCCACGATCCTTACCGTTAAATCGCTGGCGGCGACGCCGGCACCGAAAGCGAGATCCGCTATGGCGAAAACGACAACCGGCGAACACGTCACGAACCTCGAGCACAAGCGCGCCGCGCACGTCGGACGCATGACCGAGATCATGGAAACCGCCGCGGCCGACGCCGCGACGCTCACCGACGAGGCCGCGACCGAACACGACGAGCTCGGCCTCCAGGTGAAACAGATCGACGCGGATCTCGTGCGCTGGCGGGAGCTCGACCGGATGCAAGTCGCCGCGGCCGTGCCCGTGCCCGAGACGCCGAAGGGCGGCGGCCTGTTTATCGCCAACCCGCGCCCGGTGATTTCGGTCAAGGCGAACGTCGAGCCCGGGACCGGGTTCATTCGGTACTGCCAGGCGCTCGCGGCCTCGAGGGGCAACGCGATGCAGGCCGTCGAGTACGCCAAACGCTGGCACGACTCGACGCCCGAGGTCGAGCTCGTGCTCAAGGCGGCCGTCGCCGCCGGCACGACGACGGACGCGACCTGGGCCGGGCCGCTCGCGCCGATCAAGCCGCTCACCGATGAATTTATCGCCTACCTCAGGCCGGCGACGATCCTCGGCCGGATCCCGACGTTTCTGAAGGTACCGTTCAACGTCTCGATCGCGGCGCAGACTGGCGGCGGGACGTATGGGTGGGTGGGCCAGGGCGCGCCGAAACCCGTCGGCAAACTCGCGTTTGCGACCGTCACCCTCGGGATCACCAAGTGCGCCGGGATCATCGTGATCACCGAGGAGCTCGCGCGCAATTCGTCACCGGACGCGGAATCGGTGATCCGGCGCGATATGGTCGCAGGGATCGCGCAATTCCTGGATCAGCAATTCATTGACCCGGCCGCCGCCGCCGTCGCCGGCGTCTCGCCGGGCTCGGTGACCAACGGCGTCACGCCGATCACGACCGCCGGCTCGACGCCCGCGAACGCGCGCACCGACATTCAGGCCATGGCGAACGCCATGACGGCGCTCAACATCTCGACGGCCGGCGCCTATTTGATTCTGTCGGAGAGTAACGCGCTCGCCCTGACGAACGCGCTCAACCCGCTCGGACAACAGTTGTTCCCTGGCATGGCGCAACAGGGCGGGACGATCATGGGCTACCAGGCCGTCGCCTCGCAGGCCGCCGGCACAACCGTCGCCCTGATCAAGCCCGATCAAATCCTCTACGCCGACGACGGCGGCGTCACGATCGACGTCTCGCGCGAGGCCTCGCTGCAAATGGATTCGGCGCCCATGGCGGTACCCGATGCGACCGTCGTGCTGACAAGCCTCTGGCAGATGAACTACGTCGGCCTGCGCGCCGAGCGGTTTATCAACTGGAAGAAAGCGCGGACGGGCGTCGTGCAGTACACCGTGGCGACGTATGCCGCCTAAACGTATGACCGTCCTGCGGGACGGGTATTTCGACGGCGCGTACCGGCGGCCGGGCGACGTGATCGAGGTCGAGGAGGCCTGGGTCGAGTCGCTCGAGCAGGCGCGGTTTGCAGAGGGGGAGTCATGGCCGGCGAATCGATCAACGTCACCGCGCGCACCTATCACACCGAAAACGGCGTCGCCCATGCCGAGGGAGAAACCTACGCCGTAACCGATCGCGTGCTCGCGGAAACGCTGCGCGGGATCGGGTTCGTCTCGATCGAGGGCTGGACGGACGCGCCGCCGCCTGAGTCGCTACCGGCGACCGGCGCGACGGCGGGCACACCCGGCACGTTTACGCCGGCGGGGTGCGTGATCCCGGCGACGCTCGCCGCCATGACGGGCCTGGCGGCGACGCCCGCGACGGCCTGGACGACCGGCGAATCCGTCGTCCTCGGCGACGCGAGCGAGGCCTCCTGGGACGGGACCGCCTGGATCGCGGGGCCGGCCGCCTAGGCTATGGGGATCCTCGACGCGATGCGCGCGCGCCTCTCGCGGTCGAGTGCGGCCGCGACGCCGGCGGCGAGCGCCGGGTCGGGCGCCTGGTACCCGATCGTGCACGAGCCGTATCCGGGCGCCTGGCAGAACAACGACGCGCTCGTCCTCGACACGCCGCTCAGCAATCCAACGGTGTTTCGGTGTATCTCGCTGATCAGTGGCGATATCGCGAAAACGCCGCTCAACCTCGTCGCGCTCGACGACGACGGGATCTGGACCGAGACGACGTCGCCGGCCTTTTCGCCCGTCCTCACCAAACCGAACCGCTACCAGACGATCGGGCAGTTTCTCGAGCAGTGGACGATCTCGAAATTGCTCTATGGGAACACGTACGTCCTGAAGGATCGCGATCTGCGCGGCGTCGTCGTCGCGCTCTATGTGCTCGATCCGCGCATGGTCAAGCCGCTCGTCGCGCCCGATGGCGCCGTGTTCTATCAACTCTCGCCGAACCTCCTGGCCGGCCTGCCGAACGGCGAGCTCGGCGTCCCGGCGCGGGAGATGATCCACGATCGCTGGAATTGCGCCTATCACCCGCTGGTCGGGATCTCGCCGCTCTATGCCTGCGGCGCGCAGGCGAACCTCGCGAACCTGATCGGCAACTCACAGATTAATTTTTTCACCGCCGGCGGCCGGCCCTCGGGCCTCCTCGTCGCGCCCACCGAGATCGACGAGAAAACCGCCGCGCGCCTCTCGGCGACCTGGCACGGCCTCGGGCCCGGGAAGACCGCCGTCGTCGGCTACGGCATGAAGTACCAGGATATCGGGACGAGCGCCGTCGACTCGCAACTGACGACGCAATCCGATCAGGCGACCGCGATGATCGCCGGCTGTTTCGGCGTCCCGATCTCCTACGTCGACTCGAGCAAGCAACCGCCCTACGCGAACAGCGAAGCGACGCAGTTGCAGTATCAGAGTCAATGCTTGCAGGTGCATATGACGGCGCTCGAGTGCGCCCTCGACGAGGGGCTCGAGCTCCCGGCGCCGTACGGGACCGAATTTGATATCGACGCCTTGATCTGGATGGATACGGCGACGCGCACCAAGGCCGCGCACGATACGATCATGGCCGGCGTCCTGTCGCCGAACGAGGCGCGCCTCAAGTACTTCGGCCTCGGGCCCGTCGACGGCGGCGAGACGCCGTACCTCCAACAGCAAATGTACAGCCTGGCGGCGCTCGCGGGCCGGGATCCCGCGGCACCGAACGCCATGTCGGCGCCTGCGGCCCCTGCGCCGTCGCCCGAGCCCGCGGCGTCGCCAGATCCCACCGAGCAACAAGTCGCCGCCGCGATCGGCGAGCTCGCGAAGGCCTGAGCATGACGCCACTGGATTTCTCCCGCGTCACCCTCGCCGGCCCGCTCTGGACGGTCGACGAGGTCAAACCGCATTTACGGATCCGCGATGCCGATCACGATGCCGATATCGGGCAAAAACTCGACGCCGCCGAGGAGGCGATCGTCGCGTATCTCAAAACCGCGGCCGATCCGACGTGGGATGCGGACACGGCGCCGCTCGCCGTCAAACATGCGGTCCTCCTCCTGACGACGCACCTGTACGAACACCGCGGCGACGATATGAACCCGAGCGCGTCCGGCTCGACGCCCGACGCCGACGTCTGGGCCGCGATCGGGCGCCTGCTCGCGATGTATCGGGATCCGACACTGGCATGAGCGCGATCGGCCAGGCCCGGCACGTCGTCACCCTCGAGAACCCGGGCGATCCCGCGCCCGACGGCGACGGCGGGTATACGGAAACCTTCGCGCCGCTCGATCCGGCGTCCTGGGATTGCGCGATCACGCCGGCCTCGCAACGTCTGCGGACGCTCGAGACGCTCGCCTCGGCGACCGTGCTGGCGCAGGCGACGCACGTCCTGACAGGCCGCTATCACCCCGGGATCACGATCGAGACGCGCCTCACGTTCAATGGCCGCCGGTTCAATGTGATCAACGTCGCCAACGTCGAGGAGCGCGGGATCGAGACGCAACTGCTCGCCGTCGAGGTGCTCACCTAGTGGCCTCCGTCACCTGGGATGGCATGGACGAGCTCCAGGCCGTGCTCGAGGCCCTCCCGCAGGATCTCGGCGACGCCGGCGCGATGATCGCGCGCGAATCGGCCGAGCAAGCGGCGAAGGCGATCAAGGCCGCCTACCCCTATCGCGACGACGTGACGCACAAGGCCTACGCGGCGAAGGGCTGGCCGGCGCACCTGCGCGACGGCGTGATCGTGCGCGAGAAGGCCCTCCCGCTCGGCCTGCGCGTCTGGGTGCTCAATACGTCGCCGTATGCGTACGCCTACGAGAGCGGCCGGCGCCGCGGCCGGCATGGGACGACGCCGGCGCGGCCCACGTTTATCCCGATCCGCGAGCGATACCTGCGCGATATGAACGAGCTCCTCAAGCGGCTGCTCGAGGAGCGCGGGCTGAAGGTGAGCGGCGATGCCCAAGCCTGAGAGCTCGGCGATCGAGGCCGCGATCGTGACGCTGCTGAACAACGACGCGACGCTCCAGGCGCTCGCGCCCGACGGCGTGTACTTCGCCGAGGCGCCGCCGAACGCGCAACGGTTTGTGATCGTCGCCCTGGCCGACGCGATCGACTCGGCGACGTACGACGCCGGCCGCGCCTTCGAGGACAAGCTCTATACCGTCGTCGCGAAAATGCTCTCGACGGCCGGCGGCGATAGCAAAGGCGCGGCGGCGCGGATCGACGCCGTGCTCGAGGACGCCGCGCTCACCGTCGCGGGGTACGCCGACGTCCGGGCGCGCCGCGAACGGCCGATCCATGAGACCGACGTCGATCCCGTCGATCCCTCGCTCCGCTGGTTGCACCGCGGCGGCGAATATCGCGTACACGCAGCTATCACCTAACACGAGGCGAGGAACTTATGAGCATCAAAACCGGCCGCTATGGAAAGGTGTCGTGGGATCCGCTCGGCGGGTCCGCGCTCGTCCAGATCATCTCGATCAACTCGTGGAAGGGCTCGTTTAAGACCGATTTCGAGGACGTCTCCTGTTTCGGGGATACGAACAAGGTCTATATCCCGGGCCTCATGGATATCTCGGGCACGTTCGCCGGGTTCTGGAACTCGAGCGAGCTCGCGCTGTTCAAAGCGGCGATGAGTCCGACGCCGGGCACCTTGCAACTGATGCCGAACGCGAACGAGTCCGCGTTCTTTTGGCAGGGGCCCGCGTACATGGGCGCCGATATCGATTGCAGCATGAACGCGCCGAAAGTGTCGGGCGATTTCAAGGCGGCCGGATCGTGGTCGGTTCCGGGCCAGGTGGTCGCGACGGGCGCCGGGCCGGGCACCGGGAACGGCTCGTATACCCCGGCGGGCGCGACGCCGCCGGCGAACCTCGCCGCGCTCGCGACCGTCGTCGCGAATCCGGCGACGGCCTGGACGGTCGGCCAATTCGTCGTGCTCGCCGACGGCAGCAAGGCGCACTGGACGGGCACGGCCTGGGCCGCCGGGCCGGCGTAGATGTTCCAAGGCGACGTCACGCTGCGCGGCGGCGAGGCGACGATCGTCTGGGGCTATCGGACGGCGGCCGTCCTGCGCGAGTGGACGGCCTACCGGACGCCAGGCGGCGCCTGGACGCTGCGCGGGACGGTGACGCGGGCGGATCCGTTTTCGCTGCGCCAGGCCGATCTCAAATTCACGGCGCCGCGGATCGGCGGGCATTTTTGCTGGCCGATCCTCGGCGTCACCCTCACCGGTACCTCGCTCGCGGGCCAACTCGGGCCGCCGGAGTCCTAAAATGTCGCGTTTCGTCCGACCGGAAACCACGACGATCGCCCTGAGCGGCGGCGATACCCTCACGATCCGCCGGCGCCTGAGCGCGGGCGAGGCGCGCGCGCGCACCGAACGCTGGACCGAGCAAGTCGACGATCCCGTCACCGGCGGCGTCCGGCTGGTACCCAGGCTCACCCGCGCCGGCCTCGCGACGATTACGGCGTACCTCGTCGACTGGACGCTCACCGACGACGCCGGGCACCGCGTCGAGATCCAGGGCATCGCGCAGGCCGAGCTCGAGGCGATCGTCGACAACCTCGACGGCGACGCCTTCGCCGAGATCCGCCTGGCGATCGAGGCGCACGAGGACGCGATGCGCGCCGAGCGCGAGGCGCAAAAAAAAACGGATGGGCCGAGCGCGTCGTCGCCGATCTCGCCATTGCTCGCCGCTGTGGCTGGCGGTACGAATGGGTAACGGATCTCGACGCTGACGTGTACGCGATCCTCGTCGACGAATTGCTGAAGGAACAAGCGCAGGCCGAGGCCTAACCGATGCCGATTACGGGAAAGTTTGAGGCCGATTTTTCGCAATTCTCGAGCGCGACGAAGGGCGCCAATGAGGATCTGAAGTCGCTCGGCACGACGGCGACGACGACGACGGCGCAGATCACGAGTCTCGAGAAGGCGACGACGACGGCCGGGCCGCGGGCCTCGTCGCTCGCCGAGTCCTATCATAAATTCGACGGCGCCCTGAACGCCGTCGGGATCCATATCGGCCCGCAGATCAAGGCGATCGAGGATATCGGGAACGCCGCCGGCAAGAGCGCGAGCGAGATCGGCCTGCTCGGATCGGCCGGGCTCGTCGCCGGCGCCGCGCTGGCGGGCTGGAATTTCGGTCGCTGGATCGCCGGGATCACGGGCGCGGACCAAGCGATCGTCACCTTTGCGGACCATTTATTTAATACCGGACTCCGCGCGCAAGAAGCCGGCGCCGTGCAAGATTCAATCGCGCTCGCCTTTCAGCGCACCAAGATCCATGCGACGAGCGCGGCGCAGGCGCTCCAACTGAATACGCAATGGGCCAAAGAGCACCAGGCCGCGGCGAAGGCCGACGCGAAGGCACACAACGATTGGGCCGCCGCGATGGT